TCCATGACCAGATTTTGTGCCTCGCAGCCGACTACATGAAGGTCTCTTCGTGCGTCCGTGAAGCCACGGTTGACATCTTTTCCCGAGATTTGCTGAACGAGTTCCGCACCGGGGTATTGACAATGCTGCCTTCTTCTGCTAATATACCCCCTGTTCCAGAGTACGGATCTCTGGACGTTTCAAAGGTACGGGATTCAGACTACTACTTCAATTAGTCTAGGATCCTAGACAGGAGAACTCACATGAGTGCTACTAGCAAGAAGAAGTTCGTTCGCATCACCACCCCGGCTGGCACCGCGATCTACCCGCGTCTGACCACCCCGGACACGAAGTTCGACAAGGACGGCGTGTACAGCGTGGACCTCGAACTCGACACCTCCAACAAGGAGGCCGCCGCGTTCATCGCCACGCTCAAGAAGGCCGCCGACGAGGCGTACAAGGCCACTTGCGAGAGCAAGGGTGGCAAGAAGTTGAAGCGCGCCGATCTCCCCATCAAGGACGGTGAGGGTGACATGGTCCGCATCAAGTTCAAGTTGAAGGCCAAGGCCGGGAACGAGGAGAAGTCTTGGGCGCAGAAGCCCACGCTCTTCGACGCTTCGGGCATGGCGATCCAGACCCCGCCGAATGTGGGCTCCGGTTCGCGCATCAAGGTGGCCTTCGAGGTCGTGCCCTTCTTCACCGCCATGGTCGGCGCAGGGGTCTCCCTCCGCATGAAGGCGGTGCAGATCCTCGACCTGAAGGAGTACACCCCCGGCGACAACTTCGATGCCTACGGCTTCAAGGCCGACCCCAACGGGTTCAAGGCTTCCGCGACTGCGACCGAGGCGACCACGGATACCGACGAGGACAACGACTTCTGATGAAGATCGTCCTGTGGGTTGATCCGACTCCGGCAAGCCGCCCCCGAGTTTCTCGGCGGGGGTTTGCCTACTACGGAAAGACCTACGAGCGGTTCCGCCGAGAGGCAAAGGCAGCCCTTGCGGCCCTAAAGAAGCCCAAGGGCTGCCCCCTCTCGGGGCCCCTGCATGTAAAGATCGCTTTCTTTTGTCGGTCGCCTAAGAAGCCATCGAATCTTTGGCCAGTAGGCGACATCGACAATCACATCAAGTCGATCCTCGACTCGCTCAACGGATGGGCGTGGGAGGACGATGTCCAGATCATGTGCATCGAAGCCACGAAGCAGTACGGCAGAGAGCCACGAATCGAAATCGAATGGGAAGAACGCAATGACCAGCCACAACGAATCGGAGTTCGTACAGCATGAGCCGTGCCCCGGATGCGGGAGCAAGGACAACCTCGCCCGGTACACGGACGGCCATGCATACTGCTTTGGGTGCAAGTACTACGAGGCAGCCACCAACGCGGTCGAAAAGACTGACCTTCCAAGAAGGACAGATCTGATCCCGGTCGAGTTCGTCGCCCTGAAGAAGCGGGGCATCAGCGAGGAGACCTGTCGGTTCTTCAAGTACGGCATCGGGCAGTTCAACAACCAGACGGTTCAGGTTGCCCAGTACATCAAGGACGGAGAGGTCGTGGCGCAGAAACTGCGCTTCCCCTCCAAGGACTTCATCAGCATCGGGGATGCCAAGTCCCTGCCGCTGTACGGAATGCACCTGTGGCGTGACGGAGGCCGCATGGTCACGGTTACCGAGGGGGAAGTGGATGCCCTCACCGTGAGCCAACTCTTCGGCAACAAGTGGCCTGTTGTCTCCGTCCCCACGGGTGCGTCCGGTGCCATCAAGTCGTTCCAGAACAACCTTGAGTGGCTGGAGAAGTTCGACTCGGTCGTGATCATGTTCGATGACGATGAGCCGGGACGCAAGGCAGCCAAGGAGTGCGCCATGCTGCTGACCCCCGGCAAGGCCAAGATCGGGACGATCCCGAACTTCAAGGACGCGAACGAAGCCCACATGGCTGGCGAAGGAAAGAAGGTGATCGATGCTGTCTACGGTGCGAAGGCTTACAGGCCGGATGGCGTGGTTCTGGGATCTGATCTCTGGGACACCGTCAACGAGGACGATCCCAACGATTCAACTCCCTACCCTTGGGCGGCCCTTAACGAGAAACTCCTTGGCATCCGTAAGGGCGAACTCGTTGTCCTTACATCAGGCACGGGCATCGGCAAGTCATCGGTCTGCCGCGAGATGGTGTGCCACCTCATCCGATCAGGCAAGAAGGTCGGACTGCTCATGCTTGAGGAGTCGGTCAAGCGAACGGCACGGAACCTCATGGGCATCCACCTCAACACCCCGCCCTACTTTTGGGCAGATCGTTCGATCTCTGACGAGCAGAAGCGAGAGGCGTTCGATGCGACCGTGGCGAAGGTTGTACTTTTCGATCACTTCGGATCAGTTGACCCGGAGAACCTGTTGGCACGAACGCGGTACATGATCAAGTCGTGCGGCTGCGACTACATCTTCCTCGACCACCTGTCCATCGTCGTGTCAGGACTCGGTGACGGGGACGAGAGGCGACTCATCGACAACGCCATGACCTCCCTGCGCTCACTCGTTGAGGAGACACAGGCGGCCATGTTCGTGGTCTCCCACCTCCGCAGACCGGACGGCGACCGTGGGCATGAGGAAGGCGCGACCACCTCGCTGGCCCAACTCCGAGGCTCCCACTCCATCGCCCAGTTGGCTGATGCGGTGATCGGTCTGGAGCGGAACCAGCAGGGAGAGAATCCCAACGAACTGGTGTTGCGAGTGCTGAAGAACCGCTTCACGGGCGACACGGGTGTTGCCGGGATGCTGCGGTACTTCAAGGAAACCGGACGGCTTGCAGAAGTCGAGATGGAGATGAACGATGACATCTGAAGAGCAGAACAGAGCCTTGGATCGTCTTGTGGAACTTGACGAGGAAATTGGAATGCGAGTCTTTCTTCTCGAATGGATGGGTAACGACGATTCCATCGTCAATGCCGCCCGTGTGTCCTTTGACAAGGAGGCCGCCAACTACACCGAGGAGCAGAACATCTCTCTCTTGGAATACTTGGCGAAGCACAACCATTGGTCTCCGTTCGCCCACACTTGCCTGAAGTTCCGCATCAGGGCACCGATCTTCGTTGCTCGTCAACTGGCGAAGCATCAGGTCGGGCTTGTGTGGAACGAAGTCAGCCGCCGCTATGTCAAGACCGACATCGACATGTGGCGACCGTATCGGGCATTCCGCAAGGCCGCTCCCAATGTCAAGCAGGGCAGCAGCGAGGAACTGGTGGACAATCCCGTGCTGCTCTCGGACTACATCTACGCGGTCGAACTTGCCAAGCGTACCTATGAGAACCTCCTCAGGCAGGGTGTATGCGCCGAGCAAGCCAGAGCGGTGCTACCTCAAGGGATGTACACCGAGTGGATCTGGACGGGCTCCCTGCTTGCCTTCCATCGGGTAGTCACGCAGCGCACACATAGCACCGCCCAGCGAGAGACTCAGGAGATCGCTCAGCGGATTGCGCGTGACTGTGCCGACTACTTTCCAGAGTCTTGGAAAGCATTGGAGAGGTACGCATGATCAGCAGATCCATGAAGCGAATCGTGCTGAGCATCGTGGAGTCCTCGCGTGAGGTCGTTGATGCTTGGCGAAGGAACTCCAACAACAAGACGGTCAAGAACAAGGCTGATGTACTCAGGGCCTTGGACAGGCTGGAACGAGCCGTGAATCGGCTAGACAGGATGCAGGATGCGTAAGCGAAGTCTGACTAAGGAGCAGGAAGCGGAGGTCAAGGAACTCGCCGGATCGGGAATGCCCAAGGCAGAGATCGCCCGGAAGTTCGGAGTCAGCCCCCAGTTGATCTCTCGGATCTCCCTGTACGGATACGAGGTTCGCCCGTACAGGGATCGCCGCAGGGCACCGCAGGAACCATCCACATGGGTGGAACTTGCAAGGCTGTACAACCTCAAGTACCCTGATGACCCCATGTCGGCAGAGGAGATCAAGTCCGTGCATGATCTCGCGCTGAAGAAGATCAAGGTTCATTTCGAGAAGCAAGGACTGATGGAACAGGATCTTCTCTAGGATCCTAGACTCAAGGAGAACGCCATGAAGATTTACTTTGACATCGAAACCAACGCGCTCAATGACTGGCTGCACCTGAGCGACCTCAAGACGATCCTGTGCATGGCCGTCAGCGTTGACGGTGCAGATCCGGAGATTGTGGACATCAAGGACGGGCTGACCCTTCTTCAGAACGCGGATGAGGTCATCGGCCACAACATCATGTCCTTCGACATTCCCGCCCTTACCAAGAAGCATCCCACCTTCAGGGTCAAGCGGATGACGGACACGCTGCTGATGGCTCGTCTGCTTCATGCGGATCAGCGTGAGC